CGAGGGCTGCGCCTGAGAGCCACCGCCAAACAAACCCACCAGAGAGGAAACAAGCGGAATCAAACCCAGCCCGCTGCCAAAAACCGCGGACGCTATGCTTTCCACGGTGCTGGCAGTGCTCGCGCCGCTACTTCCCTTCCCCGCCGCGCTCTGCTGAACGGCTGTCGTATTATTCTGCAAGGTGTCGACTAAAGTCTGATTGGTCGACACCAGGCCGGCGACCTGGCGCGCCGCTTCGGTCAGCGCGGACGACAGGTTGTCCTGGGACTGTTGGGACGTAAGGTTCTGGACTATACCCTGAATGTTCGGCGCGGCCAGCGCGCTTCCATTCGCTTGACTGGCTGCATTCACCACAATTTGGTTCAAGCTACTTTGTGCCATGGCTCACCTCCTCTAACGATTCCCTCTCCAATAACAAAAACGCCTCGATTTCCCGGGCCGATAACTCACCTGGGTAACTTGGCCCCAGCCTGCGCCACACATAGAACTGCTCGATCCAGGTCAAACTCTGCGCCGAAATCAGCGAAGTCGGACACTGGTCGGTGGAAACTCGCCTCCTGGCCCAGACAACCTTGTCGGGTGTTTCCAAAGCCGCCGGGATCCAACCGCAGCGGCGTTTCATCTCCAAGCCGGCTTGCCTGCAACTGCCGCACTTCCATCCGGCCTGGTTCGAATACTGAAAATGGAAGGCGACGATTAGTTTTTTCTTTCTGTTTCCGTCAGGCCGCACTCCGCTTTCACGGTGGCCACCGCCTCACGGAAGAGCTCTTCCGGCCCGGCGGCAGCCAGCAGCTCGGGCGTGGCTGGATCTCCGTCCAGCTCCAGGCCCCGCACCTCTTTGAGCCCCCACATCACATAGAGGCGGTCGATCTCGGAAGTCAGCAAAGCGGCCTCGATTTTTTCGCGGGCATCTCCCGCCTCGAGGAATTCCACTTTCTGCGCGATCTCCCGCAGACGGCGCATGAGCTCAATGCGCCGCCCGAACGACATCTTCGCCAGCACGAACGTCACACCGGGCGTTGTACTCGATTTTCTTTCCAGCCAGCTTTCGTAGTTCATTGGTTATCCAAACGCCACTGTAATTTCGTCGTCTACCGTGCCTTGAGCCCGGTCGTTCGAAAACTTCCACTGAAGCCGTCCATCGCTGTCGTCGAACTGCGGAACCTGCGGAATCACGCTTTGCATGCGAACTCCGAATAACTGGCCGCTCTGCTGGCCGAGCTGAAACATCACCTCGATCGCCGATTGCTGCCGGGCTGCCTGATAGAGCGCCTTGGTCGCCGCGTCGTCCTGCTCGTAGAGCTCGAAGTTCGCCAGCACGGTGCGGGTACCCGCGGAGAAGCAGCGCGGCAGGATGCTGCCGAACTCTTTCGAGCGCATGTTCACGGCATTGTCGATCGAGACCGATGCGGCCGTCACGGTGAAAAACCTGTCCGGGCCAATGCCGAGCCAGACCTGGCCGAGGTGCCCCGGGATTATCGAATAGTTGAATGGCGCGGGCGCCGGCTCAGAGGGAAATGCGGTCATTAGCCCCTGCTCGCTGACGAAGCTGGCGCTATCGATTAAGTCCTGCGCCGGTCCGCTGAAGACAAACTGGTGAAAATCTCCATTGACATCGATCTGCATCTTGCTTACGGCCGCACCCGACAAAATTCTCTGCACCGCCGTGGCAGGAATCCAGTAGTCGAAAATACTCACACTGGGGATATCCAGCGCCGGGAGGTAGGTGATGGTCGGACCGATCGCATCTCCCGCCGACGGCGTTACCGAGAGCGGGGCGTTTAGTTGAATGTGCAGCGAATCGACAATCGCCTCGACGAAGCGGAGCTCGCCACCGTTGGTAACCGCCTGCTGCGGAACCAGGCCATGGGGCGCGTTGAACGCGAGCGAGGTGAACGTAGAGCCTGCCGCCGCCGAGCCACCGGTGAACAACAAAGGCGTGGCTCCCATGGTCGCCTGAAATAGCGGACCGTAGCTGGGCGGACCGGCGGAAGGATTATCCCAACTGGTCATGTAGGTGGTCAGGTCGAAGCTCGTAATGGGCCGCAGGTTGGCCGGAAAGCCGGGGAACGTCCGGCTACCGGTTTTGTCCTTCCGCGTGGCCTTTTCGAGATCCTGCTTGGCCGCCAGTTTCACCGCCGAGATCCGGTTGGCGGCGGTAATTACCGGAACCTGTCCGTAGACGCTCTCTAGCGCCGTATACAATCGATTTGCATTCGATGAGATGTAACAAGACATTGATTTGCCCCCTAGGCCGCACGATTAGTCGATACTCACAGCCACTTCAAAGGTGATCTTCCCGGTCTGGATGAAGTTGCGGCCGCCATGCTCCATCTGTCCGAAAACGGCTTGATATCCGCCGGTGTAAAACATGCCATTGCCCCAGTCGCCACGGTTCTGATCCAGAATGCGGGTGACCACGTCAACGTAAGTCTGAAGGAGATCCGACACGCCTTCGATCCGATCCCCCGACATACGCACCTCGATGACCATGTGCGCCTTTCCGGAAAATGTCCGGAATTTTTCCCGCAGATCGTTGGTGATCTTCTCGCAGTACAGCAACAGTGTCGGAAACTTCATATCCACGGCGCGCTCCACCAATTTCTGCGCCACGCTCTGCGTGAAAATCTGATTTGCCTCGACTGGAGCCAGCGTGAGGCCCTGCAGCTCGGCGACCGCCCCGAGATTTTCGCTCAAGCCGGCCGGAGTTTCGAGGAAGTGCAGCATCCTCGTGGTAGCAAGCGTTCCAGCGTTAGCCATATCTCATCCCCTCAATAGAATCTTCGGCTGCGTGCTCAAGAACGTTGGCGGCTGCCCGGTTCCCGGCTGCTGTCCGGTGGTCGTCAACCCCGAGCTTGGAGCAGTCCAACTGGCGCCCGGACTTAGCGGGGCGCTGTTCTGCAGAAACAGAGAGTCCGGCGTGACGCCGGCATACACATTCCACGAAACCGCGTTCGATGGCGGACTGAGCGCCTGGACCTGCAATGTACTGCCAGCCGGTACGTCGAGCGCCGTCGTCTCACTGGGACTGCCTTCCTGCCCGGTCACGTTCTTCCAGGAGACTTCGACGAAATATTTGGCGGGCGCGAGCGTTCCCGAAACCAGACTTAACGCCTGGTGGACCGCCTGCGGAATGGGGTCGGCCACGGTTCCTACGCCAATCTGGAACAGCAGCGCCTCCGCGGAGGTGGAGAGTTCTTTGTACTCGTTCCACTTCGCCTGGTATCGATCGTTAAGCTGGCTGAAGTACGCATCCCGATACACCAGCTCCAGCGTGTGAAACAGGAGCCAGAGCCGCAGGGGAGGCGTGACCACGATATTGCTCAGCGTGAGCAGGGGGCTGGTACCGCTGCCATTGGTCGCAAGCGGAGTAAATTGACTCTGCAATTGCAACCCAACTTCGTTGGTGGAGAGACGAATCTTAACTGTAAGATTGATCCCCTCGATTTGGGCAGTATCAAGGACTGCCGTTTCGTAGTCGGCCAGATCTTCGATCGCGATCGCCGGATTGTCAGTAAATAGCATATGCGTTTATCCCGCTTACGGTTTGGAGGGGGACTGCAGATCTTTCAGTACTTGAAGATCGCTGTCCGACATAACCGTGACCTGCATCCGAGAGGAGGCCTGGAGCTGATCCGCCGCCTTCTTGGCTGCAATCTTTTGCTCCAGAAATTCCTTGGCCTCTTTTTCGCTGGCCAGAACTGCCTTTCCATCTACGATCATCCTGGCGGCGATGTGGAGGGGAACTTCAGTCTTGACGCCGGCCGTTCCACCATCCGGCGTTTCCTGGCTGACGACGACTGGAAACGTGCCCTTGAAGGTTCGCTCAAGATCCCGAATTTTTTGATAGTATGCTTTCAAATCCATAGTTTTCTCCTCACAAGTCTGCTAGCCGATCATGTTCCGAAGGCCCCCGCGCTGACGCTTGGGCTGTGGTCCAAGCGCCGGCGAGGGGTTACCATGTACTAGCTGTTCACCTGAACACCGGCTGCGTTTCGGATCACTGCGCAGCCATACAGCACGTCCACTGTGAATTGCTGAGCCAGCGTATTAGGCTGGTAGCTCATCACGACGCGAACGCCGAAGTTGCCTAGCTCGGCATACTCAGCGATGGCTCCCGTTCCGGGCAGCGGCTGGGGTAACCGGCGAATCACCAGGCCGATCGCCTCTTTTGCGAACGCCATATTATGAGTGGTGATCGGGGCGCTGCCGGTCTTCGAAATGAACTGCGAACGGAACACGAAGAAGTCTTTCAACTTTCCGATGGTTCCGTCCACCACGGCACGCAGCCCCGCCTCGCCCGCGGTTTGGAATTCGCTGAACCGGTCGATCTGGCGCAGCGCCGAATAAGTAGATGCATCGACCACCAGATACTTCGCCTCGCTGGACGGCACCTTGGCCTGGAACAGCGCTGTCTCCGCCGTATCGATCGCAGCCTCGGTAATCGCCGTGCCCGCCGTGCCCACCGGAGTGTTTGCGGTGAACGAAGCGTACAGACCGAGCAGGTCCGTCTCGATTTTCTGAGCGATTGCGACCACGGCCGGCCGCATGTAAAGCTCCAACAGATCGGGCACCGCGAGCACCTTGGTGACATCCGGTATCAAGAACGTCGCTTCAGCGTGCGTGTTGAGCACGATCTGCGCGTTTCCGACGTTCGGATTCTGCGTCTGCACCGTTCCGCCCTCCAACAAATTGTTGGCGACCAGAGTCGGCGCAATCGGTATGTTTACCGTATCCCCGGCTTGCGCCAGGATCGGTTCGTAATCGCGATTGACCAGGTTCCCCATCACGAGGTTCCCGACTAGGGCGGGCAAAGCATCGGCCGCCACCAGTTTCACAATCGCGTTCGCTAAATTCGCTGATGTAATTGCTGGCATTTTCTCTCCTGAGTTTTGTTAATTAGGCATCGCTGCCCGTCCCGCCCGAATGGCGGCTGCTACATCCCCTTGGGCTGCGAAACAAGACGAACAATCTCCTGTCGCACCCGATCCATCTCTTCCCGGCTCATACCTGGCCGAATCCGGTCAATATCGACGTTCACCGGCCCACTCGCCGGCGCCTTGTGGCCGGGAGTGACACCCGAACCACCGGAAATCCGCGCCGGCAGAAACTCCGGGTTGGCGGTGACGAAATTGGCGAGATAATCCTTGACGCCCATTTCGCCGCCTTCGCCGCGAGCCACCAGTCTTCCGTCTTCGGTCCGCACGATGTCGTCGCGGACGGCTCGAAAGGCCAGATCCACCTTGCTCACCCCAAGCCGCTGCAGCTCGGCGCGGATGGCCGAACTGCTCTGCGCTTCCTCGGCGATCAGCTTGCTGCGCCTGTTTTCCTCGACCAGCTCATTCAGACGCCGTTCGAGCTGTTCGCGCCGGCGGCGTTCTTCCAGAAGCTCCGCTTTGTAGGCAGGCTCATTCTTGGTTTGCTCTCTGTTCGCGAATTCCTCGAGCGCCTGCCGGACAATCGCTGTCACATCCGTGGCCACCGATGGCGGCGCCTCTGCATGGTCTTTTTTCAAGTCGTCCATAAGTCCTCCTTGCTAATTCAAATGACTGCGCGATCCAGCCCCCGCGCTTACGCTTGGGCTGTGATCGATCCCACTCGCTAACGCTCGAGGGCCCTCAAGGCATCGGGACAGCGCCGCCTGTTCCGATGCCAACCTCAAGCGCTAGCGAGTGGGATGGATCACATCAACTAAACGACGCGTCGATCTCAGTGGCGATCTGCGTCTTGATATCCTGCCTGGCGTCACAGAAGTACTTCAAAGCGAGCTTTTTGAAAAGCTGCTTCTTGAGCGTCTCCGACCCAATCCCGAACTCGAGCAGCTTCTTGGCGTCGTCAAGCTCATTACCGAAGTCGCCAATATCGAATTCATCGAGCCCGGAAACGTGGATCGAAAGTCCATCCTGCCGCGCGCTCTCAATCGCACCAAGCACCTGCTTGATGGTGTCCTTCACTGCGTCGCCGTAAGCGCGCAGAACCTCTTGCGTGATCGCGAAATCCCTCTGCTTGCTCAACCCGGATTGAGCCAGAGCCGACGGCTGACTTCCACCGGCCTGCGTCATGAGGTAACAGACCCGATAAATCTCGTCCTTCAGGCGCTCCAGGTTATCGGCCGCAACCTGGAAGACGTGGCCGGTGGGTTCCGTCCATCCGAATTTGTCATCCTTTCCGAGCTGGATAAAGTATGAATCGCCGACTATCTGATCCCACTGTTTATCCGAGTAAACCACCGGCATCGCGAACAACCCCATGGTCAGCGCCCAGGAAAGGGCGTTCGACTTGTTGAAGTGCTCAAGCTGCAACAGAGCAGCTTTGTTCATCAGCCACAGCCCCTCGCTGACCTTAAGCTGAAACACCGGCACGCGCGCCTGCGCGGCCAAACCGTGCCGGCCATGGTCGATCAACCGGATCTCGCCCTTCACGTCGCCGCCGTCGACGCTCGCATAGATGCGGAAGTTGTGCTGGTCGTAATGAATCCAGCGGGTCTCCCGTTTCCAGCCGGAGTCGGTTACCTTTTCCTGGCGGAGGCAAGAGGTCCGAATGACGATCCAGGCCAGGTCTCCGTCAGCATCGTGGCTCCAATTGATCACCTCATCGGGCGTGTACTCGACCAGGAAGGCCCGCGACATGCCGCTGGCATCCTCCTCGGCTCGATTAGCCGCGGGCTGAACGGAGCGCGGAAAATCCAGCGCGATATAGGTTTTGCCGAAGACCAACGTATTAACCAATTGCTGTCGGAAAAATTCCGCAAGGGATGTACCCTTTAGGTCGCAGTCTTCGGCAAACTCGTTATAAAATTTCTTGCCAGCTTCGTTCGACCCATCGAACAGCAGCGAAGGTTCGCGCCGCAGAAGCGTGGCCGCATACCAGTCGATAGTCGATCCGATGTAGTTCTCATAGAAGACCCGGCAAAGACGCTCCTGATAAACATCTTCAGGCTCTTTGTTTCGCCGCACCAGGTATTCGACGGCATGCTCGCGCATGTTTTCTCCACCGGAGTACAGTACGCGATACTTCTTCCACATAGCCTTTCTGAGAACGTACTCGGGATGTTCCCGATTAATGTTGTCCATAGAGTTCCTTTTCACAACAGCCGCTGCGATCGCTCACCAATCTTTTGCGACGTGCCGCACTCCTGCCAAATCAGATATCCCAGAGCATCGGACAGGTGGGTCCGCGCCCGATCCCTTTCCTTGTCGACAAGGTTGGTGTCTTCCTTGTAAGCAACCTGCTCAAAATCCTTGATCAGCTCTTTGCATCGTTGGTTCACGAACAACTGGATCTCGCCTGACGCCGGCCTCAACTTGGCGTTCATCAGGCTCACCCGATCCCGCACGGGCGGATTCGACCGAGGCACCTTATACTGCACCGAGGTATTTCCATTCGCCCGGAAGAACTCCCGGATGATCTGGAAATCAGAGGAACCCGTGGTCTGCGCGCTGTTCCCCGACGCATCGCCGTAGACAATAACGCCGGCCAGATGCCGCCCGAACGCCTTATGGAACTGCTCGCACGCTTCTTCGGTAGTGGCATGCCTCAACACAATCTCGTCCAACACGGTGACCCGGCCATGGGCGATCTGCGCTACCACCGAGCTCATCGGGTCCACGTTAAAATCGAGCGCCCAGAGCAGCGGGAAGCGCTGATCGGCAGTGAGGTCCACCAGGTGATCTTTCCGATCGAAGGTGTGATACACGCGCCCACCCTGCATCTGCACGTACTGGCCGAGAGCTTCCTGCCGATAACGTCTTGCCGAGCAGGAACCGATTCTCATTCGGCTCCGCGCGAATCACCTGATAACCCGGCTTGGGCTCCGCGATGAAGCGCTGATACACCCAGTCGTAACCCTTGGGGGTCCAGGCCGCGAAACCGCAAAGGCGTTCGGCCTTGGGATCGCGCAACCGGCCTTCCAAACGCAGCCAGGCGGCCTCGGGCACATAGGTCAGCTCGTCCAGCCCGAACCACGACAGGTTGGTCCCCCTCAATCGTTCAAACTCGTCGAGCGCGCGAAACAGAATGCGCGATCCGGTGTCTTTCATCTTCAGAACGTTCTCCGCCTTGAAGAAGTCATACCGAAGACCGTTGCTGTCCAAAATGTCGATCAGCGCGTGCTGGGTTGCGTCCCTCAGCATCGGAAAGGTCGGGGCGCCGATCAGTCCGGTCCTCCCCGGATTCAAATACGCCAGCCGGATCGCCTCATGGCAGAGCGCCGCGCTCTTGCCCGATCCGATCGGCCCGGAGAATCCCTTAATCCGGGCCTCGCAATCGTGAAAGGCTTGCTGGGACGGGAGCGGGGTGTAGCCTATTCCTTCGTAAAAGATTCCGGCATTTCGTTCTGCGCCACCCAT